TTTGCGCCGTTATCAGCTACATATGGATTACTATTTTGAACGTATTCAATAATAACTTTTCCACTACCTGCAGTTGCAGAGTTAGTCGTAACTATTGCATATAAGTCAACATCAGTAGTACCAACAGTTGCCCATGTATTAACACCACCAGTAATTTTTGGTGACAGAACAGCTATAGTTGCAGTTGCAGTTATATTAGCATCTGCAGTTAGTTCATTAGCAGCAGTACTAGTACCAACAGAAATAGTTGTTGTACTTGAGTTTGCAAATAATTCATCTATTTGTATTTGCATACCCATAATCTGACTATTAGCTGGAATAGTAATTCCAAGTGCTGTGCCGCTTGTTGTGTTAAATGCTATTGCGACATTAGATCTTCTAGTTGCGTCTACAGTAGCTATAGAGTTGTTTTTATCAGATCCCACTAAAATTGGTCCTGAAAATCGTGTTGAAGCCATAATTTTTCTCCTAGTTATTTTGATGTAGTCTCTAGGCCGTCGTCTGAGCACGTCTACATCAAAGGGTTATCTCAGTAATTAAATGAAGTATAAGCTTTTTGTTAAAAATTAGCAAATAAAAAAGGGGGCCGAAGCCCCCTTAATTAATGTCTTAATCCGCTAGGATCAAACACCTGGAGATCCGAAGATACCACGAGGATCAGACCAACCGAAGCTGTATCTTTCCCTTGCTTTATATCTCATATTTCCTGTTTCAAAATCGCCTTCCATAGCAGTTTTGATTGGAGATCTAACCATGTGTTTCATGCCGTTAGGACAATCTGTTTTGATAAAGAATGCATCGTCATCAGTTAGGAAGTTATTTACCACGTATCCTTGTGGAATCATTCCCATGTTTTTCATTGCATTGATATCATTATCAGCTGTGCCAACTCTTAAAGCAGATTTCATGATTCTGTCAGCTACGAACTGCAAGTTAGAAGGTATAATTAGTTTCATACCTCTAGCCGCAATTTTTAAGCCTCTTTCATCAGTGAAAGCCGCAATGTCGATCAAAGATTGCTCTAAAGACGTTTCAGATAAATCAGCTGCAACAGCTAATTCATTGTTGAATTGTCCAGCAATTGTTGGGTGACCGTTAGGTCTGTTAGCAGTGTTTCCAGCGCATAATGTTGCACCATCTCCACCAGTAACCCCAGCTGTAAACGCTTGGTTAAGAACGTTTGCTGCTTTGATCTGCTTAGTGTTAGCCATAGATCTTGCTAGTGCTTTAGTATAACGAGTAGAAACTTTGTCATACAAGTTATCTTCGATAGCTTCCTCAGTTAGAGAGAATGCTAAAGCAACAGTTTCGTGTTGATACCTTGCAGTAAAAGTTTCCTGTGCGTTATCATAAACCACAGCACTGCCTTCTGACTTAACAGCAGCGTTTTCGAAACCAGATAACATTACTTCTTCTTCAAAAGCTCTGTCACTGTTTTCAGTGTCGAAAATCTCCGTGTGTTGATTTTCGTATTGTTTGTACTCAAGTCCAAATAAAGCATTTAGACCTGGCTCTAGCTCTTTCGCTAGTTGTTGTCTTGATATAGCCATGTTTTAATTCCTCCTGCTATTATTTGTAAAGATGTTCATTAATAAGAACTTCGTACAACAGATTAGCAGATCCAATATCGGATCTAGCCGGGTTCTTAGAATAATTTACAATGCGTAAATTAAGTCCAGTACCGATGACTGATGAATCGAGTTCCATTCCTGAAATCCCGTTAGTTGTGTTGCCAGCGGCTACTACTATATCAGCAGTATCACCGATGTCTGTTTGTGCAGATGCACCACTACCTTGTATTTCAAATACTTGGTATGGGTCATCATATACAAAACATACAGCAGCTTGACCAGCAGCTATTTGGTTTACGAAAACAGGTTTACCTGTTGAATCATCGTAGTTTGCTCCCCAAAAAACACCAACAAAAGCAGTATCAGAAGCGGCACCTTGAACGATTACTCCGCTTGCTAATTTTACTATGTCGCCCTGAAATATATCGTCATTAGTGACGTTATATTCAGACATTTTTGAGGCAGGTCCACTGCCGATTTTTCCAACTGGGTTAAAACCTGAAGGGGCGTCTAAATTTGACATATTATGTCTCCTTGTTTTAAGTTAAAAAAATCGATGATATTAAGATTATTTCTTGCTACCACCAAAAGTTACACGAGTCTGTCGATCTTGATTGATCGGCATACCTGGGTGCTGTTCCTTTAAAACATCGTTAGCTAAAGCCTCTTCACGATCTTGCCTTTGTCCTTCGAAATAGGCTTCACGAGACTTTGCGAGTTCTTCGGGTATCCTTGCCAGCACAAGGCCACCAACTCCGATCACTCCTGCATATTTTCCAGAATCGATAGAAGGATATTCAGAACCAGGATATTCGTCTGCTCTCACAAACTCCCATCCGGATCTCATTTTTCCAGAGATGTTTCTAGTGTCATCTTGACCCATAGATTCAGCTCTTATCCATCGATGCCTATACCCATCGGGTGCAGGTGGTGCATCTAAAGCAGATGGTGGAGTCCAAACTTTGGGCGCTTCTTGTTTGGCCCTAGTTTCGCTCACGCGGGAAGTTTTAACAGTCTTATTGTCTGTATCTTTGTTTGTCATATGCTTATACCTCCTTCGCGGTTAATTGTTTCGCATACTCTTCGAGTGGCACACCTAATCTTTTAGAAATTGCTACCTGTGAAGGTGTGAGTTTCACAGTTTTTCTGCGTCCTTTATTTTGGGCCGGACGTCGGGCACCAGCTACATTCTGCGTCGGAGCAGAAGTAGAAGTCTCTACATTACCAAATTTGTGCGGAAATTCAAGTCTTATTCTTCGATCAACTTCAACATAATAATCGTCTGAATTTGCATCGAATCCTTCCTCTTCCACAAGTTTTCGGTGTATATCAAAAGCAGTGTAAGTCATGGCATTATCGGTGCCAAACCAAGTGTTTCTAGTACTCCATTCCTCTGCTTTGGGGTCAATTGTTTGAGCTGCTTGTCGCACATCTTGTGCTGTTGGCATACCTTGAGCTGCTTGAGCATAATTTAGCGGGCTCTGCCGATTATCCGATTCAGCCTTAGCTTTCTCGGCTACTCGCGCACGGGATGCTTTAACATTTGTCAGCCTAACTTGTTCCATCGTCATTTCAGCGATAGCTTGTTGAGCTGCAATTTGACCATCAATATCTTTAGTTTCAACCGCGGTCCGATAAGCCATCTTAGCGGCATCTAAACCATTATTTACTTTAGCCTCTAGTTCATTAGTATAATGACCACCTAAAGTATTAAGTTGACTCTTTTGTTGTTGGCTTTGTTCATACACGGTTTGTGCATACATAATAGCTTCTTCTTTTTGCCTTTCAGCTTCACGCATTTTACGTGTAAGTTTAGCTATTCTTTTTTTAACGCCGTCAGAGTATTCTCCGAGTTCTGCTTTATCTGCTTGAACATTTGACTGCTCACCAGATTTCGCAGATGCGTTATTGGACTCATTACTGTCTTCACTAACTTGTTCGACATCTATTTGTTCCTCTTCTAAAGATTGTTCTGGTGCTTCTGCATCCAGATCAATTTCTGTTTCTTCGTAAGCATCTTCGCCCACGTCGATTTTTTCGTCTTCTAGCATAGGTATTCTCCTTATGGTTACATTGCGTGCAAGATATCTTCGGGATCATCGATCGTACCCAATATCTCGTCATCGTTTAACATTCTTATCTCGCCACCATCTATCTCCATGCGTGATCCTGCATAACGTGCAAAGATTACCCATTGTTTCTCCGCGCACCACGGACCGGTAGGAAACTTATCTTTGTCTTGATAACAAAGGTCTCCCATCTTTAACACATAACCAACTTGCGTTGAAACGCGAGCTCGGTCTAGTGTTTCTTGTGCTATAATAATTCCGCCTTTAGTTTCTTCTTTAACTTTAAATGGCATAACAAGTATACGCCACCCAGTAGGTTGCGGTAACTTATCTAAATTAGTTGAGGTTGTATCTTCTTTAGTTGCTTCCGCCTCTTCTTTATATTTAGTCTCTAAGGCGTGTGATGTTTGTTTCGTCATCTTGTTCTGGCTCCTTTGGGTTTAGCAGGTTAGAGATTTCCTGTTTAATTTGATCCAACATGTGAATCTTGCCGCAAATATACATATATTTCTCCATCTTGTCAATACCACCGCTCATCAACACTTGCGCGTTGCTTTCGATCATTTCGTCCAATTGTCTTTGTATTTTGTATATTACGTTTTCGGGGTTAAAGTCTTGCATTTATGATAGTCTCCTAAGCTCGCCCAAAACTCATCTAAAGCATTAGGCCTTTGTTTACAACATTCCCCCGATAGTTCTTTTTCTTTAGTGTGACAGGCACACTTGTCTTGTTCTTGCATCTTCTCCTCCTTTTTACTACTTCTTCTTCATAATATCCGCTGTCTTGAGTCCGTATATTGAAGCGACCACTCCGATAAAAATTGATTGGTACCAAAAAGGTAGACTACCAAATTTCTCGAAGAACATGT